AGAATATATTTCAAAGATTTTATCATACTTAATATCAATTAAATTAGGACAATAGTCACAACCTAATAAAATACATAATTCAATAAATTGTTCATATGTAATTGATAAATGATTTAACACTTTTTCTAATTCTATTTCAATTGGAATTTTTTTACTTGAAGTTAAATTTCTAATTATTCTTGGTGATCCAAATGTTAAAATATCCATATCCTCTGTCAGTACAGCATATACTAAATTGGATTTACATAAATATGATAATTCTGAATCAGCTTCTTCGGGTGCATTAATATAAGGAATTCCCATTAAAGTTAGTAATTCTCTACATTGGTCCATTTGTTCCTTTGAAATCCAGACACTTCTTTTTAAATATTTTATTTTATCTATATCGTTTTGTGCATCCGATAGTTTTTCTAAAGCTTTTTTTCTTATTTGTTTTCTAGTATCTAATATTTTCTGTTTTAGTTGGGGTGGTTTACCATCAAAAACAAAAACAGGAATGATACCATTTTCTAAAAATGATAGAGTTTTATTAAATAGTCCTAAAATATGTGATGTTATTTCACCTTTGTTATTAGTTAAATCAGAACCAGAATTTCTTATGGCAATAACAACTTGATACATTAAAATACTAATATCAATTGCTATTTTTTTTCCATAATATTCTATTGTTTGTTTTTCTTTAATTAGTTCCGGATATTCAGAAAGAAATTTCAATAAATTTTTTATGCCCATATTGGTCTTATATAATATATAAATTGACTCTTTAATAATAAATATATCAATTTTTATTTAAAAGATAATAAAATATTTAAACTTTAAAAAAATTTTCAAAACTATAATATATGGAATTTAAAATTATTTATCCTCTTGAGTCTTTAATTTATGGTGATTCTTTTAAAGATGCGATTAAAAATTTTATCAAAATTAATCATAATTTACAAATAAATAATTTAATAATTACTGATCAAACTAGAAATATGCAAGCTAATATTAAATATTATCAACAAGATGGACGTAATAAAGTTGGTATTAATATGTTTCCTGTTGGGTTAGATCAACCTATACCAATTGTAACTAATGATAATACTTATATTCCTCCTAGATACGTTAGTCCTTTTGTAAATTCTATTTTTCCAATGAGTCCTCTTTCACCTATTCCTGTCATGCCATTCATACCAACGGTAATTAATATTCCAAATGTTTAATTGGTTTTAATTTGTTAATAGCTTTTTCTAAATCTTTAATATTTGGTACAAGTTTAATTTGCGGTGGCATGGTTTTGATTTCTTCTGTTTTTATTACTGGTTTAATTAATATTTCTTGAGTATTAATTATTTCTTTTTTTTCTTCAGTATCAATAAAATTTATATTTAATTGTTCGGGTGGTGCCAAATATTTTATTTGATATAATTGCGATGATAATCCAAATCTATTATTTTTGATCCAAATGTTACTTATTTTTATGACTAAATCAATTTGTCCATTTATTTGAAAATCATTTAAAGTAATATTTTTATTTTCTGTGTTGGAAGTAATTTTATAATTGTCATATGTTGATGTTTTAATGAAATTTAAGGATTTTTTTTTATTTAGAATACTTTTCCATTCTATATTTCTATTTGAAAAACATGATTTAATATCTGATTCTAATTGTTTTATAAAATTTACAAAAACATTTGTTTGTTCCCAATTAGGATATATTGGAATACTTAGTTGATTATATTTTAGATTTGACATATTATAAATTAATCTTAATCTTGGTAATCTAATGTAAATTTCTTTTGGTTCTTCATTATCTTCTTGATAATATATATAATGTTTTGAATTAATATTATCTAATATAATATTTTTTCCAATTATTAAATTATCAAAATTAAAATTAACTTTTGATGATAAAAAATCTAATAAATAGAAGCTCATTATTTTATTAGATAATATTTCTTTAAAAATAATTAGCAAATTGATTTGTCTCTGTAAATATAAATTTTAGAAAATACCTTTCTCCTTGATTAACTTGTGTTACTTCATGTTCAATACCCTGAGCTTTCACTATAATTAATGAATTAGGTTTTGATTTTATTTTTTTGTCACCAAGAATAATATAAGAATCTGTTGAATTAGATAAAGTTAATATACATTCATATTGAGGTTTTTTATAAATTAATTCATCTCTATGCTTTTTCATAAAACTACCCTGAGTATATTTTCTATATTCTATTGGAAAATTATTTGCAAGGTATATTTTTTTATTATTTGTATTTTCTCTAATTTTATTAGTATATGATTCTAAAATATTTCTAATCTTGATTGAATTTATAGGTGTATTATATCTATATACATTATTATAATCCTCTAATGAGTTTTCCAATTTTTGATTATATTTTTTTAATTCTTTATTGATTTGAATTAAATCATTATTAGTTAAAAATTTTTCAATGTAGCAATATGAAAAATCTTTATCAACTTTAAAATATAAAATTATTAATAAAAAAATTATTGCTAAAAATAAATATTTCATTAAAATATTGAAGAAATAAAATTTATTTTTGTCTGCAAATGTAAAAGTTTTTGTAAAACTATAAACATTATGATTAAGTTTTATAATAAAATTGAAAAAAACAGATTAAAAACTAGTTTTCCAATATTATAATGCACAAAAGAATATGTTTTTTATATACTGAGACTACTGGATTGCATCAAACTAATTATCCTGTTAGTAAAAAAAAATTATATACATTTGCTCGTTTGGTTTCATTAAATTATATCATTGGTTATCTTAAAGATAATGAATTTGTTCAAGAAAAAAAAGTTAGAAAAATAGTTAAACCTAGATGTATGTTTATACCAGATGAAACTATTGAATATCATGGTATTACTCAAAAAATAGCTATTAATGAAGGAATTGATCCTGAAATTATTATTAATGAATTTATAGAAGATTTGAAACCAGTCAATGTGATTGTTTCACATAATGTTGATTTTCATATAAAAACTGTTCAAGCTGAAGCGGTGAGATATAATATATCATTAGATTTCAGTAATTATATTGTAGTTGATACAATTAATTTTTATCATTCGTATGGATTCACTAAATTAAAAGATTTAGCTAGTAAATTATCTATTAAAAATATTTTAGAAACCAATGAAAATAATGTTGAATTAATTAAAAATGTTTTCTTAAAATTATATGTTAAATTTCTAAAATCTATTAAAATATAATTTATTTAGCTAAATTTGATTTCTTATCAAACATTGTATATGTACCATCACCTTTTAACTTTGGTAATTGTAAATTAATTCTATCTTTCCATTGATAGTTTAATGGATCATGACAACTTTTTTCAGACCAGGTCATATTATATTTTTTACAAAAATCTTTTGGGACAAAATCAATACATTCTTTATTTACAAATCTACATGAACCTATTTTTTTATTATCATTAGAACAAAATTCATTAGACCAACCATTTTCAGCATCAAAAAATAATTGTTTATTAGAATCTAATCTAAATAATTTCAAATCACAATTTTCATTTTCTAGTTTTTTAAACTTGTATTTAAAACTACCTCCAAATTCATTAGTTTGATCTGGTAAATATTTTTTTTCTACTAGACAACATGATAATTTATTTGCAGGTTGATATGATAATTCAGATTGAAATTTTGGAATAGATTTATCAGTATCTGATTTATATTTTTGATAAGTTTCTGTTTGATCTTTATCGCTTAATATATCAAAATTTTCACATAATGATTTCCAATTAATTATTATAATTAAAATTGAAATTAATAGTATTAGTTTTAGATTCATATTATATTTAAAAAGAAAATAAATTTAATAATAAATGTCAAATGAACATATATTTACAGTTAGCGAATTAGCAAATTATTTAAAATCTATGATTTCAAATAATAAGATTAAAGTTATTGGAGAAGTTTCACAACCAGTCATTAGAGGAGGTCATTTGTATTTTTCATTAAAAGATGAATCATCTAATATTAAATCAATTATTTGGAAATCAAAGAACATTGATAAAGAATCTATTTCTGAAGGTCAAAAATTAACTCTAGAATGTAAAACAGATTTTTATGGTGGTAATAGTTCGGTGAATTTAATAGTTGATAAAATTATCATTCAAGAAGGTTCTGGTGAATTATTTGTTAAATATGAAAAAATTAAACTAGATTTTTTGAAAAAAGGATATTTTGATAAATCTAGAAAAAAACAATTACCAAAAATTATAAAAGATGTTTTAATTTTAACTAGTGAAAATGGAGCAGCTTTACAAGATTTTATATATAATTTAGATAATAATAAATCATTAATTAATTATGATATACAAGATGTTAAAGTACAGGGTACTGATTGTCCAAAAAATATTTGCGATTATCTTTTACAGCTTAAAAAATCAAATACCAAATACGATTTGGTTGTTATCACACGAGGTGGTGGTAGTTTTGAAGAATTATTTGGATTTTCTCAACCAGAATTAATTGAAGCTGTTTATAATTTTAACTTACCTGTATTGAGTGCTATTGGACATCAGGTTGATAATCCATTATTAGATTTAATTGCTGATGTTAGTGCACCAACCCCATCATTAGCAGCTCAATTTATAGTTGATCATAATAAGAAATTTATTAATCAATTAAATGATATTAGAGATGATATTAAATTAGATTTATTAAATGAATTAACTAATAGACAAAATATGTTATCGA